ATGGCTTCCCGCACCCGTAAACGAGTCGGCCGCGCCAAGGGCGGCAAGCGCTCGGTCACCCGGACGCACACCCGCACTCCCCGGTCCACTCCTCCGTTCGGCGCTGCCACTCCCGGCTCGTCCTCGACCAAGCGCAAGGCGACCGTCAAGACGAAAGGCGGCTTGAAGCGAACCGCCAAGGTCTCGAAGACGACCACGGGCTCGGGCGCCAACCGCGTCGTCAAGAAGACGCGGACGATCACCCGCGTCAAGAAGGGCCGCAAAGTGGTCCGCAAAGTCACCACCGTCAACCGCGGGGGAAAGGTCACCACGACCAAGAGCGCCCCGAAGGTCAGCGGGAAGGGGCCGAAGTCGACCAGCTCCAAACGGCCAGCGGTCAAGCCACGCAAGGCCACCTCCGGTGCACGCCCGAGGCGCCGGGGCCGATGACCGACGCCGTCGCTCACCTCTCCCCGGATCGAGCGCTGCGCATGGTCGCCGCGTCCCCGAGGGGGAAGGAGAAGACCGCTGACTGGCTTCGTTGGGAGGCCGAGATGTTCGGCAGGGACGCCGAGCGGCGCGACCGCCTGGCCGTCTCCTCGATGGCGGGCAACCGCCGCAAAGCCCGTCAGCTCGCCAAAGCTCGACGGGCGGAGGAGCAGAGGGCGAACGCAAAGGTCTCGCTCCTCGCCGCCGCTGAGCTGGAGCGACGCAAGGTTTCAACGGTGGGGGACGCGCTGCGGAACCCGGTCTCGCGGTTTCTACGGAGGTTTGGACGCCGTGGCTGAGAAGCGGAGCTGTCACGGGAAGAACGCGCAGGGCGAGCCTTGCGGCGCTACTCCGTTGAAGCCCGGAACTGAGATCGAGGGCGTCGTCGTCAAGGGTTTGCACTGCAAACGGCACGACCCGGATATCCCCGATCACGCCCGCTTTGGCTCTCACGCGCAGGCGAAAGCCGCTGGCGAACAGGGCGGCCGGCCCGCGATGCCGAAGCCGACCGACATCGCCCGCAAGCTGATCGAGGCCAATGAGCTTGCCCTGCAGCGTCCCTACTGGCTCGCGCTCGGCTACGACGTGGTGCCCGGCAAGGACGGCCTTGACCTCGTCTACATCCCCGGCGGCGGCGTCAAGGTCCACGGGGAATCCAAGGACGGGCAGATCGTCGTCTCCGACCACCTCGACCTGAACGCGATGCAAGAGGCCGCCGAGCGCCTGTGGAACCGCGTCTACGGGAAGCCGAAGCAGTCCACGGAGATCAGCGGCCCCGGCGGTGGCCCGATCGAGCACGAGCACGTCAGCGTGCCCACGGATCAGGAGTTTCACGAGGACGTCGCCAAGCTGCTCGCCGAGGCCGAGGCGGTCAAGGCCGATGCCGCCGGCAGCTCCACCTAGCCCTCGAGTCCCGATCAAGGAATCGGCGTTCTGGCCGGCCTACGGGGTCTCGGTCCCGCAGGCTGCGTTCCTCTCGCTTCCGCACATGGAGGCGCTGTACGGCGGCGCGGCCGGCGGGGGCAAGTCCGACGCCCTCCTACGGGCGGCCTTGCAGTACGTCGAGTTCCCCGGCTACAAGGCCATCCTCTTTCGCAAGACCTTCTCGCAGCTCTCCCAGGCCGGCGGCCTCATCGACCGCTCAAAGGAATGGCTGACCGGCAAGGCGACCTGGAACGAGACGAAGCACCGGTGGACCTTCCCCAGCGGTGCGATCCTCGAATTCGGCCACCTCCAGCACGAGAACGACCGCTTCAACTACCAAGGCGCCGAGTTTGACTTCATCGGCTTCGACGAGCTGACGCACTTCTCGGAGGTCGAGTACCGCTACCTCTTCTCTCGGCTTCGTCGCCGTATCGACTCGCCGATCCCCTCTCGCATGCGCAGTGCCTCCAACCCTGGAGGCAAGGGCCACAGGTGGGTCAAGCGGCGTTTCATCGAACGTAAGCCGGACCCCGACGACCTGAGCGACACGTCGGAGAAGTGCGCCGAGCGCATCTTCATCCCAGCGAAGCTGACGGACAACCCCGGCATCGACCAGGTCGGCTACGAAGTCGCACTGAAGCAGCTTGACCCGCAGGAGCAGGAACAGCTCCTTGACGGGAACTGGGACGCTCGCCCGCCGGGGCCTTGGGTCTTCAACTCCAAGGCGATCGACGCCGCAGTGGAACTCGGCACCGAGTACGACCGGCTGCGCGGCATCGGTCAGATGGTGTCGCCCGTCGAACACGCGATGCAGTCCGGGACGGACTGGGGTGACTTCGCCTCCGCTTTCGAGCCGATCTGGCCCCTGGAGCGCGGGGGCATCTACATCCCACCCGGCGAGGTGGCAGCCAGTCGCTCTGATGTCGAGGACATCGCCGGCCAGATGCTTGCCGCGATGGGTCGGTACCCCTACTGGTGGTCGGAGGAGCGCTACGACTCCTCCTTCGCTCAGTCCAACCGGACCTTCGTCCGGGTCGCCACGCAGGCGCTCGGCATGCACAACATGGTCGCCCGCACGGGGCGGCCGAACACCTACCCGGTGCAGTTCGGCAAGTACAAGCTGCTCGCCGTTCGCTATATCCGCCTACTGCTCCGTCGCACCCTCGAAGCCAAGGAAGCCGGCTGGCCGCCTGGCGAGAGACTGACGCGCCTGCTGGCCATCTCGCCCGAGGCGGTGCGCCTGATCGAGCAGATGCGGGACTACAGCTACAAGGAGGAAGACGGGCAGGACCAGTTTGTCAAGGGCAACGACGACCATGTCGACGCCCTGATTGCCGGAGTGACGCCGGTGGCGCGCAAGCACCGCGCCGTCGTCGAGAAGGACATCGCAGAGGCCAAGCGCAAAGCCGCGCTGGCGCAACCACAGAAGCCCGTCTCGACGCCACCCGGCGCCGCCGAGCGGCTGGAGATCGGAGGGTGATGGGCGCCAACGCTGACAAGCTGCTCAAACGCCTCCTCGCCGCCGAGGAATGGCCGCTCAAGAGCGAGCGCAAGATCCACGATGAGATCGCCCTGTGGCGCGCGCTGCGCGAAGGTGATCGCAACTACCTCGCCCGCTTTGTCGAATGGAAGGACGACCGCGCCTACTACCTGGACCCTCTCGCCGAGCGGATCCCGGAGACCTGGGCGGACCTGCTGTTCGGCGACGACCCAACGATTGAGCCGGCGAACGAGGGCGACGAGACCCGGCTGGAAGAGATCGTCGAGGAAAACGACCTGCCTTCCAGCCTGCAGGAGGCCGAGGAGACCTGCGCCGCCGAGGGTGAGGTGTGGTGGCGGGTCTTCAAGGACTCCACGGTGCTCTCGGTGCCGACGATCGAGTGGCACTCTCGTCTTGACGTGATCCCGGAGTACGTGGGCCGCAAGCTCGCCGCCGCGGCCGTCGTCTCGGAGGTCGGCCGCGAAGAGGGCGAGCAGACGGGAAAGCCGAGCGTCTGGCGCTACATCGCCATCCACGAGGAGGAGTCGATGCTGAACCTCCTTTTCAAGGGCGAGGATACCCGGCTCGGCGAGCAGAAACAGCTCAGCGACCACCCGGCCGTCGCCGATCTGAAGGAGGTGTGGCATCACGGCCTCTCCTCGATGCTGCTTGGCCGCGTCGTCAATAAGCGCGCGGCGCGCAATCGCAGCCGGTCCGTGTACCACGGCATCAGGGACTACCTGCTGGCGCTGAACGAGAACTTTGCGATCGGGCAGGAGAACGCCCGGGCGACCGGGAAGAAGCGCGCCTTCATCACCCCGGACATGCTCGGCCCGGACGGGAAGTTCCCGAGCGACGCCGATTTCTTCATCCGCCAGCAGACCGACAAGGATCCCGACAAACCCGCCGACCCGCTGGTACAGCTCGAGTGGGAATTCGATGCCACGGCGCTGATCCAGTGGGACGACCACCTGGAGGAACGGGCGATCACCCGGGCGCGCATCGCCCCGCAGTTGATTGGGCAGAACACCGAAGGCGCCCTCACGGGGCCGGCACTCCGCGCCCGCCTACTGGACACCTTGCTTGCCCGGATGGGCAAAGGCCGCTTCTGGGATGACGAGCTGCCCCAGTGCCTCCTCGCGGCCCAGATGGTCGACGACCTGACGGAGGCCCTGGGCGGCTTCGGCCGCGATTGGAGCGACGCGGTGGGCCGGCCGAGCGTGGAGCGCGGCGACGCGCTTCCGGTCGATGCCGGCGACGAGGTCGAACGCATCGCCTCGGAGATCAGCGCCGAAATCCTCTCCACCCAGACCGGCATCGAAGAACGGCACCCGGACTGGGACAAGGGGCGTGTGCTGGAGGAGATGGCGCGCATCCTCAAGGACCACCCGGCTCCGGCTCCCGACCCGTTCGCGCCGCCGACCGAGGATCCACCGGTGCCCAAGTCGGACCCAGTCCCCACTTCGTAGCGCTGTAGAGAAGCGGCATCTCGCCGGCCTCATAAGCCGGAGATCGCGGGTTCGAGTCCCGCCGGCGCCATGGACCACCGAGACCTCGCAGGCCGGTGGCCGCTTTTCCGCTGCATTTACTCAGCGGTTCGCCGAGACCAGCTAGGCGCGGGCGTAGGAGCCCGGAGATCAAAAACCGCTGGCCCACACAGGAGGTAGCAGCACCGTGACCGTGACGACCCCGGCCCCCGCGCCGGCACCCACCCCTGCCCCAGAGCCGACTCCTGCTCCCGCGCCGACGCCGAGTCCCGCGCCTGAGCCGACGCCGACCCCGGAGCCGACCCCCGCACCCGAGACCGTGACGATGCCGAGAGACGAGGCCGAGCGCCTGCGTCGAAGGGTCGCCGAGGCGGACGCTGCCGAGCGCAAACGGAAACAGAAAGAGCAGGAAGACGCTGGCAATCACCAGGCGGTGGTGGCCGAACGCGAGGCCGAACGCGATGCCGAAAAAGCTGCGCGTGAGGCCGCCGAGGCCAAAGTCGCCGAGGTCGAACGGAACCAGACGGTCACCACCGTCGCCGGCCGCCTCAACTTCGCCGACCCCGCCGACGCCCTCGCCTTCCTTCCGGCCGACACCTTGAGCGACGAGGCGTCGATCGAGAAAGCCCTGAAGAAAGTCGCCGAGGAGAAGGCGTACCTCGTCAACGGCCAGGGCGACCGCACCGGAGCACCCGGCGGCGGCAACACGCCACCCGCACCTACTGACATCGACGACCAGATCCGCGAGGCGGAAAAGGCGGGCGATGTCGGACTGTCAACCAGGCTCAAGCGCCAGAAGAAGTTCGGCTCAAAGAGCTGAACCGTCTTCGACCGACGAGAGCCCTTCACTAGGAGGAAGCGATGCCTGGCATCACTGGGCAGGGCGACACGTTCGACCTGCCGAACTACACGGGAGAGCTGTTCCTGGTCTCCCCGCAGGACACGCCGTTGCTCTCGTCGATCGGCGGCCTGACCGGCGGCAAAGAGACGCACGGCAGCGTCTACATCGACTGGTCGACCTACAACCTGCGCGACCCTGACGACTCTCGCCAGCGGCTTGAGGGAGCGAAAGCCCCGACGCCAGAGGCGCGGACTCGCGGGACCGGGCACAACATCCTGGAGATCCACCAGGAGTCGGTCGAACTCAGCTACACGAAGCAAGCTGCCATTGGTCAGGTCGCGGATATCGGGGTCAACAACCCGAACGTCGCCGGCATCACTGGAGAGCGGAACGCCGTCACCGACGAGATGGACTGGCAGCTTATCCAGACGCTGAAACAGATCGCCCGGGATGTGGAGGCGTCCTTTACCACGGGGACCTACCACGACCCCGGCGACAACGGCACGGCCCGGCGTACCCGCGGCCTCCTCGAGGCGATCGAGACCGTCGCGCTGGACGCCTTCGGTCAAGTTCTCACCAAGGAGATGATCGACAACCTCATGCAGGAGGCATGGGAGAATGGTGGTCTGCAGGTCGATGAGACGCGGACGCTGCTCTGTAACGCGACCCAGAAGCGCCGAGTCACGGGGGCATACGTCACCGAGGCGAACTACCGCCAGGAAAGCCGGACTGTTGGGGGCGTTCACGTCGAGACGATCGAGACGGACTTCGGTCGCCTGAACGTGATGCTCGACCGGTTCATGCCGGCCGACACGTTGGTCGCGGCCTCACTGGAGGATCTGGCGCCGCGGTTCCTGAACATCCCCGGCAAGGGGCACTTCTTCGAGGAGCCTCTTGCTAAGGAGGGCGCCGCGGACAAAACCCAGATCTACGGTGAGATCGGCCTCGAGTACGGAGACGAGCGCAAGCACGCCAAGATCGAGGGTCTCTCGACCGACGCGATCGGTAGCTAGCGATGACCAGCGCCCCCGACCGCCCCAGCGCCGTCGGGGGCGCTTCGTCGTACTCCCCCGTGTTCTTCGACTCGATCCGCGAGGGGAGCCAGTCCTCTGCCGCCGCTGTCGTGCCGCTGGTGGTTGAGCGCTTCTCCCTATCCACCGTGGTCGACGTCGGCTGCGGTGAGGGGCTGTGGGGGAAGGCGTTCGAGGACGCCGGCTGTGAGGTGCTGGGCCTCGATTGCCATCCCGAGCCGCTGATTCCGGCGCGCAACGTCGACCTGACGGACACGCTGCCGAGCTTCGAGCACGACTTCGACCTCGCTGTGTGCCTGGAGGTGGCGGAGCACCTGCCACCCGAGCGCGCCGAGACCTTCATCGCCGAGCTGTGCGGCCTTTCGCACACCATCCTTTTCTCCGCCGCCGTCCCCGGGCAGGGCGGCACCGGACACCTGAACGAGCAGTGGCCGCCTTACTGGGTCGACCTCGTCCTCGCCAACGGTTTCTCCTGCTCGGATCAGCTCCGGTGGGATCTCTGGTACGACGAGCAGGTCTGCTGGTGGTATCGCCAGAACATCTTCGTCGCCTCCTCGCGGTTCGACCTCGCTCACGAGGCGCCGCGTCCCGTCATCCACCCCGGCGCGTGGGCGCACTTCGGGCACCGATGAAGGCCCGCATCGTCGTCCCTCGGCTCGCCGACGGCAGTGAGCGCGACCGCCTCTGGGCCTACTGCCGGCGCCACTGGGAGGCTGAGCTGCCAGCGCTACAGATCTTCGAGGGCCACCACGAGGGCGATGGGTTCTTCAACCGCTCCGCCGCGATCAACCGCGCCGCAGAGGGCGAGTGGGACTTAGCGGTGATCCTCGACTCCGACACGATCCTCGACGCCGAGCAGGTCATCTCCGGGATCGAGCTGGCCGAGGAGACCGGTGCCCTTGTCCTCCCCTACAAGCTGCGCAACATGCTCTCCGAGGTGGGGACGCGGGCGATCATCGACGGCCACATAGGCACCTGGGAGCCGTGGGTCACCGCCCGCGAACGCAACCGCGTCTCGTGCTGTGTGATCGTGCCTCGCGCCCTCTGGGACGCCGTCGGCGGGTTCGACGAGCGTTTCGAGGGCTGGGGAGGGGAGGACGAAGCCTTCCACGCCGCGTGTGGGGCCCTCGGCGGTGTCCGCCGGCTCGACGGCGCGAACTGGCACCTCTACCACGCCGCCTCGCCCCACCACGACCGCAACTCCCCGCTACACCGGCAGGCGCTCAGGCTGACGCAGCGCTACCTTGCCAACGCCCATCGCGAGTTCGAGATGCGCCGGTTGCTCGCGGAGCCGCGGTCGAGCGATCAGGTTGCCGTCGTCGCCCTGACCACCGGCGACCGGGACACTCTGGCGCCGACGATCGCCTCTGCTGAGGAGATGCTGACCGGCCCGATCGGGCGCCGGCTGGTCTGCGTGGACGGGCCGCGCTGCCGCGTCGAAGCGGTCGAAGATGCGCACCCCGGCTGGGACGTGGAGCAGATTCGTGGCGGCGGCTACCCGAAGGCGACGGCAGCGGCGATCGAGCAGGCGCTTGGCTGCGGGCAGCCGTGGGTCTTCTGGCTGGAGGACGACTTCACCTTCAACGAGCCGGTCGACCTGCTGGCGATGCAGGAGATCGTCGAGCGCGAGGGCCTCGCGCAGCTCTCGCTCATGCGCCAGCCCTGGTACGAGCCTGAGATCGAGGCCGGCGGCGTGATCGCGGCCAACCCGGACGCCTTCACCCAGCGGAACGGCTGGATCGAGCACCGCGCCTACTGGACGATGAACCCGATGCTGACCCGCCGGTCGCTGCTCGCTGAGCACCGCTGGCCGCAGGGTCGCCGTTCCGAGCTTCGCTTCGGTCACTCCGTCTTCGCTGACCCGCGTGCGCGCGCCGGCATCCTCGGCGCGATCGAGGACGAACCCCGGGTCCAACACATTGGCCTGGAGCAGGCAGGGCGGGGGTACTGATGGCGACTGTGCTGGTGCCGTGGCGTGCTGGCGATCGGCACCGGGAGCGGGCGCTTCACTGGGTGGCGGATCGCTGGTTCGATCTACAGCTCGACCTCGACTGGCGCAACTGCTGGATGCGGGACGGCCCCTGGAGCAAGGGCGCGGCGATCCGCAGCGAGATCGCGAGCGCCGACCCGATCGTCGTCATTGCCGACGCCGACTGTTGGACCGAGGGCATCGCTGACGCGATTGCTGCCGTCGAGGCCGGTGCACCCTGGGCCGTCCCGCACAAGACCGTCCACCGGCTGACTGAGAAGTCCACGCGCTACCTGCTCGCCGGGTGCCGCGACCCGCTCGCGTTGGAGGTGGAGAGATGCGAGACCAACGGCGACGGCCCCTACAACGGCATCCACGGCGGCGGGATCGTGGTGGTGCGCCGCAACGTGCTGCTCGAGGTCCCCTTCGACCCGCGCTTCACCGGCTGGGGTGGGGAGGACGCTTCCTGGCGCGACGCGATGCTGACGCTGGTCGGGAAGCCGTGGGCCGGCGCTGCTCCGCTGATCCACCTCTGGCACCCGCCGGCACCCCGGATCAACCGCTTCATCGGCAACAAGGAGAACGCCGCGCTGCGCAAGCGATACGTCCGCGCCATTCAGAAGCCGAAGCAGATGCGAGCGCTGCTCGCCGAGATCGAGGAGACCTGATGGCCGAGCCCTACTACGCGACCGCCGAGGCGCTGCGCAAAAAGCTGAAGGTCGCCAAAGAGGTGCTGCCCGACGAGGAAGCGGTCGAGCTTCTGGTCGAAGCCGAGACTCTGGTCGACGAGCGGCTGGGCGTCTGGCCGATCAACGAGGAGACCGGGCGCAAGATCGACGTCGAGGACGAGTCGATCAAGCCCTGGCGGCTGGAGAAGCTGGCCGGCGCCACGATCGAGGTCGCCGCGGTGATCTTCCGCGACCCCGACGTCGCCTCCCGCCAGCGCGCGCGCTTCAGCTCCGGCGACGTGAGCGTGAGCGGCTTCTACGGGCCGGCCTTCGGGGAGCTGGGCGCCGCGCTGCTGAACCAGTCGGGCCTCGTCCGCAACACGGCGCGGATGAGCGGCGGGACGCGGCGGCGCTGCCGCTGATGGCCGCCCCCGCCCGGACCCGCCGCCGGGCCGCCGGTCCCGTCGTCTCTCAGCCGCCCTCCCAGGCCAGCTCGGAGCTAATCTTGGCCTTCGCCGCGCTGGAGTTGCAGCTGTCGGAAGTGGCGCAGCAGGGGCTTGCCGGCGAGCAGCTCGACACGATCCTCGGCCGGCGCCGTGTCCAGCGCGAGTCTCGCCGCCTGATCGACTCTTTCCGCCGCGACTACCGCGAGCGCCTCGCTGACCTACTGGAGTCCGCCTACGGCTCCGGTGCCCGCCTTGCCGGCGCCCGCCCGCCCGGCGCGATCCAGCGCGCGGCGATGGCACGGCTGGTCAACGGCACCGCACAGCGCCTCGACTTCGCCCTCGACACGGTCGGCCGGCAGGTCGACGACATCTTCCGCGAGGCCGGGCTGAAGCACGCTGCTCGGCAACTCGCCCGTGAGCTGCCCCAGGAGGCCGCCGTCGACCTGATGCGCCGGGCCCTTCAGCAGCGGGGCGTGACCGGCTTCGTCGATAAACGCGGCGCCCGCTGGACCCTCTCCAACTACTCGCGGATGGCGCTGAAGACGACGGCCTCAGAGGCCGCGAACCGCGGCGTCGCCGACGCGGTGCGGGCCACCGGGCGCGACCTGATCCGGGTCACGACGCCGGAGGGCCACCGCTGCACGCACCACCCGACCGATCCGACCAACCCATGCCGGGTCTTCGAGGGCAAAACGCTCTCGCTGACCGGCCGAACCCCGGGAGTCCCTGTGCTTCTCATCCTGCCGCCCTGGCACCCCTTCTGCGAGCACAACATCGCCCCGGCGCCGGAAGGCGCGTGATGGATACGAGCAAGGTGGGGGTCGTCGCTGCGCAGCTCACGGACAAGCTGGCCGATGGCGAGAAGAGCCTTGGCGGCGAGGAGCGCGTTGGCGAGGTGATGTTGCTCGCTGAGGTGCGAGGCACGGACGACGATGGTACGTATACGTACATCGCCTTCCGATGTTCCGACGAGCGCGAGTGGGTGCAGCGCGGGATGCTGCATGCTGGCCTGGAGTTTCACCGGCAGCCGTCCGACATCGAGGGTGAAGAGGAGGACTCCTGATGCGCGGCGTCCCCCTCAACCAGCGCATCCGCCGCGTCCTCAGCGTCTCGCTCGACGCCGGCAACGCCCTTCAGCTCGACGACACCCCGTCCTCGTTCTTCCCCGCCCACGTCGCCCAACCGCAGGGCGAGAACTCCACCTCCGACATCAGCCCGCGCCAGGGCCGCGCCACCTCGACGCTCTGGCTCGGCCCGCGCCTTCCGATCCTGCTCCACCCCTCGGATCGGATCGAGGTTGGCGAGACGGTGTATGAGCTGCTCTCAGCGGCCCGTGAAGTCACGGAGGGGCGTTCGACGGTCGGCTACCGGGCGCCGGTGCTGCCGATCGCCGAGCTGTACCCCCGCACCGCGGCGGTCCACCCGCTTGGCGTCGATGACCCGGCCGGCGAGATCGAGTGCAGCGTCTTCTCCCTCGCCCACCGCAACGCCTCGCGGGGCGAATACGACGACTCCTTCGGCGAGGCACCGGTGACCGCGCTCAGTGTGCTGGAGGGCGTCAGCGGCTCCAACGTGGAGCTGCGCTTCGAGGGCGGGGAGCGGTGGAAGGTCCGTAGCTTCTCGCTTTCCCGCGAGGTGCCATTCGTGGCGATGCAGCTAACGAAGGTCGGCTGACGTGGCCTCCATCACTCTCAAGGCCCGGACTCTCGGGGTTGAGAGCGTGCTTCGCCGCTTCCTCGTCGCGGCTTCGCTTCTGCCCTCTGACACGTTGGACGCTCAGCGTGAACTCGGCAAGGCCGCCGAGGTCGTCTTCGGCGCCTACGTCCCGGTCCGCTCCGGTCGGGCGCTGAGAGGGATCAGCTCTGACGTGCTCGGTGCTGGCGTCACGGTGACCGACGTCGCCCGCAACCCGCAGTCCGGCTACGACTACATCGGCGTGACGCGGTTCGGGCACAGCGTCGCGCGGATCTTCCCCAAACACTCCACCGGCAGCGCATCGACGCTGGCGAACGGCAAAAAGAAGCGCGGCGCCCTGCGCTTCTCGATCGGCGGCCGGGTGCTCTACCGGGCCTCCGTCGCCGGCTACCACCCGGCGAGCGACTGGGCGACCGATGCCCTGCCAGAGGTCGAGGTGGCCGCACAGGGAGTGGCGACGCGGCTCGGCCGCAAGATCGAGAGCAGGTTCTAGATGGACGCCAACCAGATTGCAGACGCTCTGGTCTCATGGGCACTGGCTACCTGCCCGGAGTTGAACGGTGGCTACGACCACGACCCCGACTCCAAAACTCAGCCGCTTCCCGATGTGGCGGCCGTGGTCGGGACCGAGGGCGATAGCCAGAGCGACCCGACGCTCGGCCTGGAGATCTCCGACTTCGGCCTGCAGGAGGCGACGCTCCACACCACCCGCGCCTCGCTGATCCTGATGGTCGACCCCGGAGACGGCGCCGAGGCAACCGAGCAACTGCAGGGGTTCGTCGGCGCTCTCGCCGCATCTCTGCGGGCCGACCGGACCCTCGGCGGCCGCGTTCCCGCAGCTTCCCCCTTCTGGCAGGCGTCATACGAGCCGCCCTTCGTGGAATTCGACGATGGCACCAAAGGCCGCGTCGCCACCTTCTCGCTCGCCCTAGCCGAGCTGCTCTGACCTTCACGCGGGCACTTGCTCGCAGATGACCAACCGCCCTTCACCCGGGCCTACACAGGAGGACCACCACCGATGGCAATCGTCAAAGGGCTGAACCCCTACGACCTCTCCCAGCTCCTTGCAGGCCCGTGCCGCGCGCTCTGGGCACTGCCGAGCGAGACTTCTATCCCGACCAGCCTCCTCGACATCTTTGCGGTCGAGAAAGTCGACGAGTACGTCCCGGCTGAGGGCTGGACCGACTTCGGCGCCCTGGTCGAGGGAGCGGCTTACAACCGCTCGATCGAGACCAGCGGATACGAGATCGAGAACACGACCGGCAACGTCGCCGAGTCCGTGACCGACGTCGTTCGCGGTGTCTCACTCAACCGAGGCGAGCTGAACGCAGACACCTTGCAGGACTTTGAGCAGGCCGCCGCGATCGAGGAGGTTCCGGCCGCGGCGGGGCGTCGGCCGGAGAGGCATGTGAAGTTCGGTTCGATCGAATCGCTTGGCCGACGGCGGATTGCCTTCGTGGCTCGCCGGCCGGTCGGCGTTGGCGCCGACGTGATCGAGCAGAACGGCCACGTCCGCGGCGCGATCGTCTGCGGCGTCCTTTACACGTGCGGGCTCTCCGGCGACTCCTCGGCGATCCAGATGGCGAAGGGCTCGCTCTCCTCGGCGCCGATGACCCTTAAGGCATTCCCCGAGGGCGGAGAGGCGCAGGGCGAGGAGACCGGCCTGTGGATCGAAGAGACGCCCGGCGAGATCGGCGGTAGCTGATGCCGCAGCCACGGGGGAAGGTCGTCAAGTTGGGGGAGCACGAGTACGTCGTGTTCCCCCAGAAAATCGGGTACCTGATGAACAAGCTGGGGCCGCGCCTGCAGGAGGCGATCGAAGCCGAGATCGACGGGGTCGACGGAATCAAGCTCGTGGGAGTGAAAGCGCACGACGTGCTCAGCGTTTTCGTCCCCGACCTGATGCCGGCATATGAGTTCCTCGGCTACGACTCCGAGGAGGCGCTGCGTGCCGACGCCTACAACGAACTCGCCGATTGCTCGCCCGACGCTCCTCAGATCGAAGCTGCGTTCGCGGCGGTCAAGGAGGTCAACGGTGGGGCGGTGTTGGACCACCTAAAAGGGCTGGTGCAGGCGCTGGCGCCGGAGATGAAGGAGCGGGCGCTGGCCTTCATCGTGGCGAAGATGGCGGAGAAGAAGGACTCCCCCTAGCCGACCTCGGCACCCTCGCCGACCTCGCCGCCTCCGAGTGGGGGATCGGACCCGACGAGTTCTACGACGAGTCCCCCAATCTTGACGCCGAGCGTGGCTTAACCGTTCCGCGTTTCCTCGCGCTCTACGACGGCTGGCAGCGCCGTCGGCACAGAGATCTCGTCGCCTTCGCGAGCGCAGTGCGCGTCGCCGGCGCCAAGGACTTCTCACAGGCCGTCGAGCAGGCGCTGCCAGCTCCCAAGCCGCTGATCGGCATCCAGGAAGACACCGAATGGGACCGCAGCCAGTGGTGGTGAGCGGCCAGAAAGGAACCCCGTGGGCGGCCTGAGCGTTGCGAACCTCTTGCTCCAGATCTCAGGGGATCCGGATGACGCCCAGCGCGCATTGGCGGACATATCTCGAGATCTCGCCTTGTTCGGGCGCGAGACCGCTGAAGCGGAAGTCGACGTCAATACGGCGTCGGCCCGGGCGAACCTAGAGGAGCTGGAAGCTCGGCTGACGGAGTTTTCGGCTGAAGACGCCACGGCCGAGGTGAACGTCCTGATCGCGAAAGCGCAGTCGGACATCGCGGTCCTACAGGCAGAGCTCGACCGGATCGACGGCGAGGACGTGACGGTCGACGTCGATGTTCGGCGGGGGATCGTCGAGAAAATCGGCGCCCTCACCGGGCAGATCGATCGGCTCGACGTGGCGACCTCGCAGGCTTCGAGCGGAGGCATCGCCTCCTTCATCGGCGGCATCGGCGAGGCGTTCCAGGGGGCGTCGATCTTCGGTGTGAGCCTGCGGGCCATCGCCGTCGCTGCGCCGTTCGTGATCGCCGCCCTGGTCGCCGTCGCCGGCCAGCTCTTGGCGGTGGTCGCATCGGCCGGGAGCGCGGTCGGCGGCCTGGTTGCGCTGGGGGTCGCCTTCCTCTCGACCCTGCCCGCGGGGATCGCCCTCGCCGTTGGCGCCATCGCCAACTTCAAGGAGGAGGCGGAAACCGTTGGGACGGCGGCTTATGAGCTGAAGGAAAACGTCTCCGAACTGGCCGATGTCTTCAAGGACGCGACGGCCGGCGGTGCCGATGCCCTCTTCGGCGGCATCTCCGACGCGATCAGCGAGCTGACGCCGATGATCGATGAGCTGGGGCCGGCATTTACGAACCTCGGCAAAGCCGGCGGCGACGCGCTCCGCCTCCTGGGCGAGCAGTTCTCCTCGCCGCAGTGGGGCAAGTTCTTCGAGTTCACGATCGACTCGCTGGCGAAGCTGACGCCGCTGTTCGCCGAGAGCTTCGGCGCCTTCTCCGACATCCTGAAGAACATCTCGGTGGCGGCGATGCCGTTCCTGGTGAAGGGCATGGAGGGGCTGGCCGACGGGCTCCAGTCGATCGCCGACAAGACCTCGGATATCCAAGGGCTGCGCGAGGTGATCGGCGGGATGGTCGGCTCCCTGAAGTCCTGGGGGGAGCTGCTGGGTGGCCTGACGGACCTCGTCGCGGCCTTCGTCGAGGCGTTTGCTCCGTTCGGGGACTCGATCGTCGAGTCGCTCGGCGAAGGCGCGCACAACCTTGCCGACTGGCTGCGCTCCGAGGACGGGCTGAAGAGGATCAACGAATTTTTCACGGACACCGGGCCTGTCGCCCGCGAACTCGCTCGGCTGATCCTCAACGTCGGGAAAGTGCTGCTCCAGATCGGGGAGTTCTTCGCTCCGCTGGCGGCTGCGATCCTCGCTGGCCTCAACGAGATCCTTGAGGCGTTCAGCGACTTCCTCGAATGGCTGAAGGACATCGACCGCGCCCTTGCCTTCAGCAAATGGGGCGACGTCTTCTCCGACGTAGGCAAGGCGATCAAGGACGCCTTCACCGGCGCCGCCGAGTTCGTCGGCGGGGTGGTAGCCCAGATCACGGGGCTGGTCGCCACGCCGATCAAGTTCGTCATCGGCTTCGCCGACGACATCACCGAGCGGGCGCGCAATATCTGGAATTCCGTCAAGTCGGCCATCACCGACGCGATCAAGTTCGTCATCGGCTTCGCCGGGGATATCGCCAGTCGGGCGCGGTCGATCTGGAGCGCCGTCAAGGGCGCGATCACCGATGCGATCCGCTTCGTGTTGAGCCTGCCGGGCGACCTGGCCGGCCGGGCGCGGAACGTGTGGGGCGACGTAAAGGGCGTCATCTCCGACGGGATCAACTTCGTGCTGAGCCTGCCCGGTGACCTGGCGAGCCGGGCGCGAGGGATCTGGGACGCGGTCAAGGGCGTCATCTCCGACGGGATCAACTTCGTGCTGAGCCTGCCCGGGGTCGGTGGCCTCGTCTCCGCCGCGAAGGCGATCTGGGACGCGATCAACGACGCCCTCCCGGACATCACGATCGACATTCACATCCCACACCCGTCGCTGCCGAGCTTCGCGAGCGGGGTGCGGGACATGCCCCAAGGGGCGCTTAGTCTCGTCGGTGAGCAGGGCCCCGAGCTTCGCTTCGTTCCGACTGGTGCCGACATATACACCGCCGGTGAGACGCAGCGTATCCTTCGAGCCTTGGCTGGCCGCGCCACGGCCCCGGCGGGCGCCGGCGCCTCTGCACCGCCTCTGGCCGGCGGCGGGGGCGGCAACGTCATCAACAACGACGTGAAGATCGTCTCGCCGGGGACTGGCTCGCCGGATCCGCGTATCGCACGTGCTCAGTGGGACAGTGAACTTCGCGCGAAAGGGGCGCTCGGGTGATCGCCAAGATAGAGGGGCACCACGCCTGGACGCCTCCGGGCGCGGATGGGCCAGTGATCGTGCTCGGACGCGCCCACGACGACGCCGGGGAGCCTGTGTGGCCCCGGTTCAAGCTGCAGCGCATCACCGGCCTCGGTAGTACGGGCGAGGCGGAAGACAACCGCGACCGCCCGCCCGGCCAGAACCGGGAGACGCCGCGCCTCTCCCGGCGCCGTGGCAAATCGGTGGTCTACGAGGGCGAAGTAAAAGCCCGATCTCTGCTCGAGCTACGCGAAGCCGAGGCGATGTTCAGCGCTGCCTTCGACGGCCTGGAGACCGAGGGGCGGATGGATGTGTCTTGGCACCCACTGCTGGCCGAGTTCGCGGCGGTGCCGGCGAAGTTCTATGAGGCCCGGGCACTGACCGCCGACATCGTCGATGTCCAGGGCACGACCCAATGGGACCGGCCCTTTGTGGTCGGGCTGCGGATGAGCGACCGACGTTACTTCGACGAGGAGACCGAGAGCCACAGCGTCGAAGTCAAAGAAACCAACACGGAGGTTTCCTGGTGAGCCTGATCCTTCCGACCGACTCGCGGGGGCCGATCCTCGACTTGGAGCTTCCTGAAAGCGAAGCTGCAGTCGAACTGGTCGTGCGGAACAAGACTACGGGGAAGACGCTGACGATCAACCTGCCGGCTGAATACGAAGGCGGGGATCTGCGCCTCGATTGGTATCGGCGGACGGTGCGCGATCAGGACGAAGTGGATCGCTCGGCTTGGCTGGACCCCAACGACCTGGAGCTGTGGACGGCGACGGCGCCGATCGTGGCCGGAGTGAATGATCTGGCGATTGAAGCCAACCTAGTCCAACCACAGTTCATCTCCCCCGTCAATAATCCAGCTCGCCTTACCACGGACGCGACCTACATCTACTGGGGCGCCGTCAACCAAGTCGGCCGCGCCAAACTCGACGGCAGCAGCGTCACGCAATTGCTCAAAAATCCGACGGTGGGCGATCCAGGCGGGATAGCCGTCGATGGAACTTACGTCTACTACGCTCAGGTATCCGCTGGCGCGATCGGCCGCGCCAAACTCGACGGCAGCAGCCCGAACGCGGGGTTCTTGACTGCGCCAGTTGAACCGCTCGGTGTAGCTGTCGACGCGACCTACATCTACTGGGCTGACAAATTCTTTAACGCGATCGGCCGCGCCAAACTCGACGCTTCTGGTCCCAATACGGGTTTCATCGCCGGAGGCGGCCTACCCTCAGACGTAGCTGTCGACGCGACCTACATCTACTGGGCTGACGCTGGCGCGATCGGCCGCGCCAAACTCGACGGCAGCAGCCCGAACAAAAAATTCATCACGGCGGGCCTTGGTAGTCCTACCGGTGTAGCTGTCGACGCGACCTACATCTACTGGGCTGACGCTGGCGCGATCGGCCGCGCCAAACTCGACGGCAGCAGCGTCGAACCCTCGTTTCTCAGGAGCCCCACTTTTTCAGAAGACGTCGCGATCCGCAGCGGGGTTATCTATTGGGCCGACGCCGCTACCGACGCGATCGGCCGCTGGGGCCTGAAACAGGCCTATGGAGCGGTAGCTAACTTCGGTTGGGAGAAGGGGTACTACTAGCGGCTTGGGGTTTCCACTCCGCTTGGCGGGGGCTTAGTCAGCGAGAGGCCGTGTTGTGTAGCGGCCAGTAGCTCTCGATGTCTGACATCTTCGAGCTGCCGCTTCCGCTGTCCGCGTCGAATCAGGCGGTAGGGCACCAGGAAGAGGCCCCAGAGCAGGTACCAGCACAGAATCACCGTCCACGCGACGGCGATTAGGACCACGGCCAGCGCGCCGAGGATCACGCGACCCCATCTCTCCTCGGCGCCCTCGGTCAATTTCCAGATCCGCGACGCCGATCCGTGGAAGCTCATAGGCGCAGAGACAACGATGTCTTCACTCGGCAAGCGTTCAGCCATTTCGCCGCAGGGTAGCGCGTCCTGCTCAATCCACCACTGGAGAGGAGGACGATGCATCTCGACTTTGAGCTGTGCGACAGGAATCAGAACGTCCTAACGCGGCTTGACAACCGTCGGCCGGGAGGGTGGGTGGAAGTCGGTCTCAACGCGCCCCGCCGCGGCTTCTGCCCGTTGAGCCTTGAGGACTCTGCCTACCAACTGGCCACAGCGGTCGAGACGCTGCTCCGGGTCACCCTGAAGGGGCCGGAAGAATTCTCCCTACCGCTGCTGATCGCCCGCATAATCATCCCCGAACAGGGCAGCAACGAAGACGAAGAGCAACTGGGCCTCAACGCGGTCGACCCCTTTTTCCAGCTCGAACGCTCGCTGATCCGCAACGCCGTCGGCGCCGTGTGGAACCCAGTCGTCCTCGCCGCTATCGACCAGTCCCAGATCATGTGGTCGCTGGTCTCCGGGGTCGCGGCGAACGATCACGGCATCGTGGAAGGCTCACTCCCGGTCTCGGTCGACCGAGACCGGACCTACGTGCCGGGCAAGGAAGTCGGCGCCGCCCTGGTCGAGATGTCGGAGGTGATTGGCGGGCCGGACTTCGAGTTGGAGCCGGTGGCAGGGGAGGGCACCGACACGCTCGCTCGCCTTAATACCTTCCACCCGCGCCAGGGCAGCGATAAGAGCGCCGACGTCGTCTTCGTCCACGGCGCCGCTCCCTACACCGCCTCGAACTTCATCCACGCGCCCGGTGGCGACGGGATCGTGAACCGGGTCGTCGTCGTCGGGGCACCGCTGAACGAAGAAGGCGAAGAAGAAAACCCCCTCGCCACCTTCCCCAGCTACGTCGCCGAACACGCCGCCTCAATCGCGAAATACGGTGTCTTCGAGAAGGTCGTCCAGCTCGAAGACGTGACCGAAGTCGCCACCCTGCGCGCCCACGCGGAAGGCATCATTGCCGCGAACGCTTATCCGATCCCGTTCTTCGACTTCACCGCGGCGCCGGAGCAGGCTGAGGACGAGGTGCTTGGGAGCGACGGCGTGCCACCCCGGTTCGGCATCGACTATTGGGTCGGGGACATGATCGCCTGTCACGCCTATCTGGGGGCGGTCGACGTGGACGGAGCCGGGGAATCGATCAACGTCGAGGGCAATCCGGTCGAGCCGCTGAAACTCACCGGACGGATCACTGACGCCGTGGTGACCGAGCTGGAATCCGGCCAGGTCGTCGTCAAGCTCAGCTGCTCCCCCGAGGTGAAATCGGAAGGGATTACGGGCGAAGCGATCACTTTGCTCGTGCCGGAAGTGGTCGAAGAATGATCGTCCAGCGGAAGGTGACGATCGAGGGCGTGCTCGAGCGGCTATCGCGGCGCAAGCTGGCGGCACCGGCGACGCCCTTGGCCGGTGGGCCGCCGGGGCCGGAAGGCCCGAAAGGCGACAAAGGAGACTCCGGCGAAACGGGAGCCACCGGTCCTCAGGGTCCGGCTGGCAAAGATGGCGGCGGCACCCTGGTCGGGGAGATGAAGACGTGGCCCGGGGTCAGTCTGCCCACCGTCGAAGGCCAGGAATTCAAATGGTGCGACGGCACGGCCATCTCCCGCACCACCTACAAAACCCTCTTTGAACGCCTGACGATCAGCACCACCGGTAACCGGACCAGCGGCTCGAAAGCGATGAAATCGATCCCGTCGACCACCGGCATGAAGGCGGGGATGCCGATCAGCGGCACGGGCATCCAGGCCGGGACGACGATTGAAACTGTCAACTCCGGGACCGAAATCACCCTAAGCAAAACGGCTAGCAGCACCGGAACCGGCGGCGCTTTCGTCGTCGCGCCCTACGGCGTGGGCGACGAATCGACCACCTTCAACCTGCCGGACTCCAAGGGGCGTGTCCATGTGGCACCCGACGACATGGGCGGTTCTGATGCCGGGCGGATCAGCACTGAACCGCAGCGGCTCGGCGGTGCGGGCGGCGAGGAGCGCCACACGCTGAGCACGTCGGAGATCCCGGCGCATGAACACGAACTTGGGGTCGCTTCTGGAGTTGCCGGATCGGCCTTCCCGGTGGCGCAGGCTGGGATCGGCGGCGTCACGAACAACACCAGCACCAACCAGGCAGGGAGAGTCAAATCCGCTGGCGGCGGCGCCTCCCACAACAACCTGCAGCCCTTCCTCAATGTGAACCAGATCATCCGCGTCGCCTGAGCCGGCGCCGCCGATCCTAGTCGCCTGCCCCTCGTTACGTACCAAAACCCTCTCAGGAGACCGATGAACCTTGTCCGAGCCCTCGCTGCTGAGCCTGATCGTCGATCGCCAGGACCGGCTTGAGTCCGAGCTGGGCGAGACGACGACGAAGGCCAACGAGATCCCCGTGTTGCGCAAGGAGGTCGCGATGCTAACCAAGGCTGTTGACCGCAATACCACTGCTCTCTACAGCGTCGTCGGCTCGGTGGTCGCCACCGGCATCCTCGGCCTGCTCCTGCAGAAAGGGGTCATCGGATGA